CGCTGAAGTCTCTGATTTACGTGATCTCAAAACCATGAGATCACGGGTCAAAAAGGAAGGGCTCTCGTTTTTAACGATTGTCCTACCATCATTCGCTCGAGACTTCGAAAGAAGCCTAGCGGATGGTTTTGTCGACTCAACATGCTTCCGAAATTTTCGGAAGCGTGGAGCAATCCCTGCATTTTTGCAAGGTATGCTCAGTCGGCTTTTTGACCGGGAGACAGGGAGGTTACGTGATGAAGTCTTCGCGTCGATCTATGTCGAGGCAGTCAGACAAATCTGTCTGCTCTTCAAGAAGATCGAAATGCCGTGTACGCCCGAAAGGGAGAGAGCGGCGATTGAAAACTTCGTTCAAGTTGAGCGAGATTTTGACGCCTTTTGCATCGGAAATGCGGCCAGAAATTCGTTTCTGGCTGTATCGGACATTCTTTGGCACAACATGCTGGGTGATTATCACCCTGACATGCTATTGCCTCGGCATGGCCCCGGTGCAACCGCAGAACGTATTAGTGGAAACGCTAAATACGTTATTCGGTATTGGCACGAGCGTCTCGAACGCACTTTCCCCTTGATCGGAAATGGTTATGCTATTTCCGCTGCGGGAGAAGATGTTATCGAGAAGGTTACGTTCGTGTCATGGGACAAGGAGCAACCTGTTAGGGTTACTCTTGTTCCGAAGACGCTCAAGTCGCCCAGGATTATCGCTATCGAGCCTGTTTGCATGCAATATGCGCAACAAGCCGTTAGATCCTTTCTTTACGATCGGATCGAAGCGTATTGGTTGACGGCTGGCCACGTGAACTTCACGGACCAGACGTTTAACAGGCAGATGGCGCTAGAGTCTTCTCGATCTGGAGATCTATCTACGATAGATCTGTCGGACGCTAGTGACCGCGTTCCCGCGGACTTAGCGCTACGAATGTTCGATTCCAATGTCGACTTAGTCGAGATTGTTCGAGCATGCAGATCGGTACGAGCTGAGCTCCCCGACGGCCGAGTAATCGGTCCGTTGCGGAAATTTGCCTCGATGGGTAGCGCTCTTTGCTTTCCAGTACAGGCTATGTACTATTACACAGTCTGTGTATTAGCTTTGCTGGAAAGTAAAAACCTTCCTTTCACTCCGAGGAACGTTTTTAATGTTTCTCGAAGTGTTTACGTTTATGGGGATGATTTAATCGTCCCCACTAACGTGGCGGGTACGGTTCTCGATTACCTGCGTAAGTACAACTGCAAGGTAAATAATTCGAAGACCTTCGTAACTGGAAAGTTTCGAGAGTCTTGCGGAATTGACGCATATGACGGTTACGAAGTCACTCCGACTTACGTACGTTGTCTGCGCCCTGAGAACCGGCAGCAAGTGGATCGTCTGATGTCTTATGTTGCAACGGCCAATCTCTTTTACACAAAAGGGTATTGGCGCGCTGCATCTCTCATGTTCTGCACATGTGAGAGGATATTAGGGAGTCTTCCCTATGTCTCCGAGACATCGTCGGCCCTTGGAAGGATATCCTTTTTGGGCTATCGGACCCTGGACAGGTGGAACGATAGTACCCATTCCTTCGATCTGAAGGGATGGGTTTCTCGACCAGTCTATCGCAGTGACAGAATAGACGGATATCCTGCTCTTCAAAAGACTCTGTTGGGTTTAGCTAGGAGAAATCCTAGGCCCATCGACTCTTCTGAACAACCTGTTCTAGGTCGAACCAGCTGGGTTGAACCCTCTGGCTTAGACCGAAAACACTTAGAGCGTTCTGCGCGACGCGGGCTCGCTACATTAAAGCTCC